GATGAAGTTGTATTACTATATTACATATCCGTATTTTCACAGTGAATGTTTTGAAGAACTGGAGGATGCAGAGGCAGATTTCGACGAGCGATGGGAAGAAGCGTACGAGTACGCAGAAATATGCGAATTAGAAATTACTGACGTAAAAAAAACACTTACTCTTTTATTAAACAATGGGAACTTTATTATTGAGCGTCTTTCGTTTCAACATGGAAAAGTAATCGGTATAAGAAAAAATGAAATAACTACTTTTGGGAATGAAATAATTAATTTTGGGAGTAACGAATATGGTCGTTAAAAACGGTTGGCTCGCAGAATTGGTCAAGGAAGAACGAAAAAAACTTGGGCTAACCCAAAAAGATTTAAGTAGACAAGTAGGAATAAACGTCAATACGCTTGGGTCTGTAGAAAAAGGCAGTAGAGGCGTGTCGCTAGAAACGGTTGAAAAATTATTGTCTGAACTTGGATGGGAACTTGATGCCTACCCCTACGATATTGTGGGTGGAGGAGACTATAAAAACAGAACCAGGAGATAATCATGGATAAAGCGATAGGTAGAATGTTTGTCGGATTAGGAATCACGCTTTTGGTAATCGGAGCGTCTATCGAAAGTATCGAAACGTGGGAGATCGTAGGATGCTCAATCACCACGGTTCTCGGTGTTTTGATGATGTGCGTTAAATAAAATCACTTATTATATATATGGCTCAGAAAAAAATAAAAAAAATTTTTTCTCTGAAAGGGCGTGATTGGCGTGATTGGCGTGATTTTTGGCGTAAGCCCTTATTATATATAGTGTTTTTCATCACACTTTTCATCACACTTTTGGATTTCAAGGCGTGATCCACGGCTTACGGGGCATATTTTCCTTATACGGCTCTGAAAAAAAAATAAATTTAGTTTTATTTCTGGTATATATAATATAAGGTTGTTTCAAATAAACTTGACCTTATTAACTGATAATATCATGCCGACTAAAAGAAAACCGTCTAAAGGTGGTACACCCCCTCAAGAGAGGCGCGGTAGACCCAGTATCCATGAAAATCAAGTGCTAACTCGTAAACAGGAGAAGTTCGTAAGAGAACTTGTGGCTAATGACGGCCACATTACATTACAGGAGGCCGCTCTCAACGCGGGGTATTCTGTATCTTCTGCTCATACAAGAGCGTATGAACTAACTAACCCCCGCATAAGCCCTCACGTTGTTGCCGCTATTAAAGAATACCGCAGGGAACTTGACGAGAAATACGGAATTACTTTTTCCCGACATATGAGAGAACTCCAACGAATTAGAGACGAAGCCCTTCAAAACGGTGCTTACAGCGCGGCAGTGCAAGCGGAATACCGCAGGGGACAAGCGCATGGTGATATTTATGTTAATAAATCAGAGGTTCGTCATGGCTCTATTGATAGCATGAGCAAGGACGATGTTTTAAAAGCCTTAAAAGAAATAAAGTCTAGCTATGAGCCAGTCACAATCAACATCACGCCAGAAGAAAATCGTAACAATCGCAGTAAAGTCCGAAAGCGGATTTTATCGTCAGGTGAAGACAGCGGCTCAAAAGATACAACCGAAGCTGTTACTGACGCGGATTGAGAACAGCGTTAGTGCAGGGATACCTGATCTTTTAATTTGTGACGGTTCTGGTAAATTTCATTTTGTTGAACTCAAGTTTGTCAGATCGGGTAACATAGTTAATCTTCTACCTAGTCAAGTCTCGTGGCTAACACGGCATAAGGCCGGAAGCGTTTGGGTATTAGTAAAAAAACACGCAGATCCTTCCGAATGTTTTTTATATCACGGTAAAAATGCCGTAGCTTTACGCATGGACGGCCTATCCAAGGTCGAACCCGCACACCATTGTTTAGAGCCTTTTGACTGGCCTAAAATTTTTAGCTTGATAACATCTAACTAATACTATATACTCTTATATGTTAACATATCAGGAGTAGAGACAATGGAAAAGAAGAACTATAGGGTTCGCGTAACTGTATATCACGGTTTTACTGTGGAGGCTGATAGTCCTGAGAAAGCTAGAGAAGAAGCCTCAGAAGTTATTTGGGACGATCATATAAAAGATTACATTATTGATGTTGAGGAGATTGAATGATGTTTTTATTTAGTTGGATTGCTCGATTGCTTTATGGGGCGGATTGGGAAGAACACGCTCGAAGGGGCGCAAAGTTGAACCGAAGTCGTAAGACTTATAGAAAGCGTAGGTAAATGGAAATGAAAAATTTTATATTTCACCCCGATACAATAGGTGAGTGTTTTTTTGATATTTTCTGTCAACCTAACTGTACAAATATAGAAGACTTGCTAAAAATTATAGCGAGTATTTTAAATGGTGAACTGACATCAGAAGATTTTAAAAAAAGAATATTGGAGTGGATAGACGAACGAGGTGATGAATTTTATTTAGATGAGGATGGTCAAATAAGGATTAAAAACTTTAGGAGTCAAAGATAATGAAAGACGTTATAAAGCTCGCTCGAAAGCTTTATGTTTGTGATAACATAGAGATTGATGTAGATCCAAAAACAAGCACCACTGATGAGGGGGTTTGGGTTCAAGCTTGGGTCTGGGTTTCCAAGGAGGTTGAATGATGTACATATACGAGGGATTATAAAATGAAACAGAAATTTACCTTAGTAGGATTTGAAATTTTTGACGGTGAAAACTCTTATTATGAGTACTCTATACTTAAAAAAGATACTACAAATATGAGTAAGAGTGAGATAATTAAGGAGGTTTATGAGGACGATTTTGAATGTGACTATAGAGAAGTTATAGTTTATTCCATTCAAGAAATAACAAAAGAAGAAGTAAAAACACTTGAAAAACTTTATATGGCTTTTATTACATGAGCGCTTGACACGTTATAAGATAAGGCGCATATTATTACATAGGCAATCACGCCTAAACAAAAGGAGTCAAAAAAATGGCACACCAATTAGACACACAAGATGACGGACGTATCGCTATGGCGTATGTCGAGGGATCGGAGGCACCGTGGCACTCCGATGAAACAAACCCTCAAATTGTCAAAAAAGGTTCGTCCATTGAAACGTGGGCGAAAGAATCGGGTACAGATTATAAAGTTGAGATAGCCCCAAATCAACGCAATGGTGTTGATATTCCGGACAGTTATCATATTGCCCGTACTGATAGGAACGAAGTTATAGGCCCGTACATAGCGGGACAGTACATCCCTGTTCAAAATAGTGTTGCGTATGAACTTGCCGAAAACATTTGTCATAATTTTGGTTATGAAATAAGCACCGCAGGAGCGCTGTTTGGTGGCTCATCCATGTGGATACAATTAGACACGCCTTTGGTTGAAGATATAAAAGGTGGTGACACGATAACCAGTAAACCCACCATAAATATCAATCATTCGGGTACGGATGCTAATAGATTTTTAACGACTAACGTGCGGGTTGTATGCAACAACACCCTAACTATGGCAATGCAAGGCTCGGATGAAGTTATTAAACACGACCATCGAGTACCATTTGACATGGAAGCTGTAAAAACCGCTTTAGGATATAATGCTGAAGCGTTTGGCGAATACGCAAAAATTGCCCGTAAAATGGCGGAACGTGCATTGTCTAATCAAGAGGCGTTGGAGTTCTTTCGTATGGTGATGGGCGGTAAAGAAAAAGAAAAAGATGGCGTCATTGTTTGGTCGCAAGGCGTTAGGAAAGCTATGGCATATTATAAAGGTGAGGAGTTTATTGCTGAGGGTAAAAAAGCAAATGCGGAAATTATAGAAGCGGTAAATGCTGAACTTTCTCGTATTGCCAAAATACCGAACGATGTAACTAAACCCGCGCCCGTGAATGCGGGATTTGATATGGACTCCGCAAACGGTACATTATGGGGTGCATTCAATACCGTCACATGGTTGGCAGATCAGCGCCCCGTAAAAAATCGCGGGTTAGAACATCAAATTGCGAGTCATGCTTTAGGTGATGGAACGGGCGGAAAGCTAAAACAAAAGGCGCAACGGGTTGCCTTGGAATTATTAGCCGCATAAAGAATAAGTTTTTCGCAACTTTGGGACGTCTAAAAAGACGTCCCTTTTTTTTGTTGCAAAGTATGCGATAATATTATATAACTTTTAATATGAGCAATTATGCTCATCTTTTTAAGGAGTCAAAAATGTTTGAAGTAAAAACAGAATTGCTTAAATCAGCTCTATTATTTTCGAGTAAAGAAAAAACACGTTATAATTTAAACGGTGTTTATTTTGAAAAAACCGAGACGGGCGTGGCCATAGTAACAACAGATGGCCATAGAATGTTTGTTGCGAAAGTACAAGTTGATGACGCTTGTAGTAATTTTGAACCGTTTATAATTCCGAATGAAATTATAAAACAAGTTTTAACGGGCCATAAAGGGACAACTGTTTTAGTTAATGAGTGGGACAAAATTATCATGTTTGATCTTGGGAATATTAACTTTGCATTCATTGACGGAACTTTTCCCAACTGGCGAAGAGTTTTAGTAACCGAACCCGTGAGCAATGAACCCGCACAATTTAACCCCGTTTACATAGGTGATATTGGCAAGGTTAATAAACTATTGAAAACGCAATCCACTATCCATTATAACGGCAACAATCCCGCGCCCGTAACATTTACAAGCCGTGACGATTGTTTTTTAATTTTGATGCCTATGAAATGTGAAAAACCAGTTGACCCAATAACTACAATTAAAGACATTTCGGGCGTTTTTATTGAAACAACGTTAAAACCGGATCTTAAAATCGTAAAATAAGTTTAATATACATCATTAAAAATGGGACGTTTTATGCGTCCCATTTTTTTATGTATTAAAACAGTGAATGCAGCCCATCCGCGCCCCGTGAAACCTACCAAAAACCTATAGATAAATAATGCTTGCATATGTATACGAGTAGTCTTATATTATTAATACGATTATTTTATCGTGATATAAAGGAGTCAAAAATGATGAGACAATACCCAATATGGAACATAATTACTGCTTGCATTTACGGAAGTAACAAAAGTTATGGAGTTAAGAACACTGGGGAAGTAGAGGTAAGAGTCGGCACCAGTTCTAAAAACAGTCATACATTTGTGAAACACACCACCACGCATCGCGAGCATGAAAACGGAGATAAGGAGTTTAGATTTTATATTGATGGGGAAGTAGTAAAACGTGCCTTATTGCGTAAAGGTAAACACGAATTAGAATTTATCTCATTAGACGCAGAACTAAGAAAGGCGGCCTAAAAATGATTATTGGCGGATATGCAATGAAAGACGACGGCGACTGCATTACAATTTCAAATTACGAAGAAGGATGGACGTTTTCTCTACAGGATGAACACGCGCAAAGATTTCGAGAAGACTGGGGAATAGCCGAAAAAAATGGTTTATCGTTTGAAGATTTTTTTATTTTTGGCCAAGGCCGAAAGATGAAATTATTGGGTGTTTATAAATAACTGCTACAATGTAGATAAAAACAAAACACCGCTTGACATGATATAAGATAAAGCGCATATAGGGGGCAGGGGTAATCCTGCCCCTCTAATGTTGGAAGTATCTCTATGAAAAAAAAGCAATACAAATGTCCCGCCTGTGGCAAACCCTCTCCAAAAAAAACAGAAGATTACCCCTATTTGGCGCTGCCCAAGGAATTTCCTTTACCTTATAAAGGCAATTTAAAAATCATACGAGACAATGGTTCCTACCTTACCTTATGGGATAATGAGAGTTATGAGCATAAGTATGAACCTTTTTGCACAATGAGTTGTGCCCTTGGTTATGCTCAAGCTTTATATAATCACACAGGCTTAGTAACTTATAAATAAAACGCCCACCAAATAAAAAAACCCACCAGTAAAAATTCCTGGTGGGTTTTTTGTTGCGTTGTTAGTGGTTACAGGGCCGAGAGCGCCCTATTGAATAAGCTTTGCTTTGCTTGTTCTATTGTCTCAAGATAGTCGCCCCAATACCATTGTTTCTGATCGTCATACCTAAGCCACGCGGTAACGTATGGGTGCACACTGTTATGTTTATTATAGGCTAGTATGTAACGCCCCTTTTTATTTCTTGCTACTTCTATTGACGCCAGTATTTTACAACTAAGATTGCAAGGAATATTTAAGCAGCACCCCCAAAAATCCTGCAAGGATCCCCTGCTTATCGGGTCAAATTGCGCGGTTCGCGGCTGTCGTTCTGGCGTCCAAAAATCGCGGCACGGGCGTTGTGTGGCACAAGGTCAAGGACC